ATATACCAAACGCACCAAGCGTAACAACTACAAACGATGTGTAGATGGTATCAGATATAACTAGGTCTTGCCCCATAAATGCTGTGATCAAATCACATATCCCAAATATAGTCATTAAGAAGAATGATATAAATCCAATAATAGCTTTCTCGTTTACGTCATTGTCGTCGAGAAAGATATCCATGAACTTACGCTTAGGTGGCGCAAGTCTCTTCTTAGCATCTTGCGCTTCTTTTTTCATTTCTGAAATAGTGTCTTCAGCTTTGTCTAGCTTATCTATCAAAGCCATGTACTTATCGAGATCTATCTCGACTTCGTTTCTACTATTATCAACATTTTCTGCCATGTCTATCTCCGTTTAGGTGTATAACGCTTCACCGATGCACTTTGCTGAGACTTTCGCGCCTCCCACTTTTCTTTCTCTTGTTTCAAGTGGTCGACTAACATAGCAACGTAAATATCACGCTCATAAGGAATCAAATGTTCCACGTCGTATATACTGTATTTATGATGCTGAACCAATGCAAAAATTGTTGAATAATAATTTGCGAGCGTATTATGGCTCAGCAACATTAAAAAAAATCGGCTAATCCTTGTAGCTTGATCTTTCTACTATTCCCCATTTTGTTAGTATACTCAAATGTATGAGTCAACTTAGGTAGTGTATCATAAAACTGTTTTAATTTTTCAAACATATTCATGTCAAGGTTTTGAATAAACTCTACCGCTTCTTTTTCAGTAAAGTCATCGTACACTTCATTACTGTCATAAACCTTAACAATACATCCAGCAAGAAGTTTGTAGACGCTCTCTCTACTTGCTTCTTCGCCTTCTTTTATGTCTAGCTTTTCAATTAACCCTAATGTTGGTTCTTTCAACTCAATGCCGATGTTACCATCCAGATCAATTACATTAACATGATCTTCATTTAGTGTTGGCTCAATCTCATCAAGATTAACTTCAAAATCGTACACTTCGTTATCTTCTTTATCTCTGTACTTAAGTGTAACAATATTCTGTACAGATCTTGCACGCAGCTTCATAAACAGATATTCCATATCTGCTAAGATCAAAGATGCGGGGTTAAATTTCTTAGGTTCTACGATGACCTCAGATAACAATTGCTTGATAGCAGTCATCTGTTGTTTAGGTCCTCCGTCTTTACCAATCAGCAGAATCTTTTCCTCTTTTACAAGGAAAGGTCTAAACTTTACTTTTTTTCCGCTTATAGGTAATGTCAAATCAAACAGCGGTTGCTGTAATTTTGGTAATGCCATTATTTTTCTCCATTATATTTAAGTTTTGCCACCAAGTGTCTTCAAGAATGTTTGACCATTGCTAACAACATTAATTACGTCACCAACATTCGTTGGCTTTTTCCAACTAGACTTAAGTGCTTTAGCAGCTTGGCCAATTCTTAATAATTGTTCCATAGCAGTAAGTTCTCTTTCACCAGGCGCTGGAGTAGGACTCTCAGTCGTCTCTGATGTAAAGAATCTAAGTTGAAAGTTGACTTGCACTCTTGCATATTCATCGTTTTGCGCCCATCCTAAACTGACAGGCGAGATCTGAGATGGCCATACTTCAAAACATTTTACTGTATGAATTTTATTTGCAGCCATGTCATACGTTTCTATTTCCATTGTAGTAACGTATCTATCTCTGTAATGCAACTCGCCATACTTTGCTCCATTTGCATCAGGCGAAGTAGCACCACCAGCCGAATCATCTATTCCCATAATGTTAGCTAACCAATCATGGAAGAACTTTAAATTCTGTCCTGCACTATCAAGCATGAACGATGCTGTAATCTCATCAGGTATAACATTAGATGGTCTTCTATCAAAAGGACCAATAGAGTTTCTTTTAATATCTACAGGTACAACAGAAGCACCAGGCAAGTTTACGTTATCACAAAAGAATACTAAATCTTGAGCAGCAGCTGCCCCACCCCAAGGCGGAGTTGCAATCCTAACAACATACCTATTGGCACGTGCTAAGCTGTTTCTTTCTTGCATCTTTCCAATAAAGTTGTTAAGATTAAATTGAGAGTCAGCGCCTGTGGCGGTCTTCTCTAACCCTATTCCTTTAAAAAGGTTAAATGCGTCTTTTGCTACGTCTAAAATTTTAGCCATTTCTTTCTCTTCGTTTCTGTATGGAGTCTCTCCATACTTTATTTATACTAGATCCTCTGAACCTAGCTAGAGGCATCATCATAATTGCATCCCAACCAACTGGCGGGATATACAAAAAGTTTCCAATAACATTGTTCTTTCTATATCTTTTCCACATAGGCTTAAACGATCTAAGGTTAAATCTTTTTGACATAAACTCATAATTAACTCTATTGGTATTCAATCTAGCTCTAATTGATCTTCCTATATCCTTAGCTTGAACTTCAGGCGCTATGATAAATCTATAAAGTTCATCCATTAATTCAGCTCTATAGATAGGAGGCAAGTAATGAAAGTTTATTCCTTGGAAGTATGTTGGATAAACATTGACGACTAGAACAACAGGGAACATATCATAATAAGGTAGAATTTCTCTATTAGACTTATTAACAGGATTATATTTAAACATATAAAATCGTCCTGGTAAAAGTCTTTTAGTTCTTCCAACCCCTTGTAGAACAGTTGAAGGATTTTTTCTTGCGTCTTCTTGAGCTATCTCTCTCAAGTATTCAATTGGATCTCCGTTATCACGTTGATACAACTGCTTCATGCTCTTGAATTCGAAATCGAATTGCTCTGATGTCAGCTTTAAAACTTTTTCAAATGCGTATGCTGGCATTATCCAATTACTCCTAACTCATCTTGAGTCATAATAATAAACTTCATGCCTCTATTATTACAAAACTCTGTAGCAGCTTCAAACTTTCTTTGATTGATTGCGAACGTATGCATTTCTTTTAAATATTTCCTTGTTTGCCTTTGAGGCTTTTTTGGTGGCTTAAGTTGCTGCTTTGGTTTTACTTCTATAACAAGCTGCTCCCCGTTTGACTTTTCAACCCAAAAATCAGGAAAGTATCTGTGCATGCGTCTATCTATTGGACTTCTATAAGGTATGCAAAACTCTTCAGATGCCCATTTAACTATCTCTGAGTGGACATCTAAATACTTCATTAGCTTGAACTCCCACAAACTTCTATAAATAATGTTAGTGGGATTGCCAGTATATTTATCTGGGTTCTTAGGAACAAATTTGCCGCTATAAGCCATAGAACTATTTAGGAAACAATAATGGAAGTTGGAAGAAAACGAAAAGGCCCGATGACGGCCAAACAAAGAATAGAAAGAGAAACAACTAAGAACTCTGGTGCTAAAGGGTTCTCGTTTCCTAGTGACTTGTCAGATCATCAGTTTGTAATGCATTTTGTTGAGTATAGTTTTAATGATGGCAAAGGATCCGACAGCACAGTAGCATCATTTGCACTACCTTTGCCTGGACAAGGAATAAATGATAAAGCAGCATTGAACTATAATGCTCAAGACCTTGGTGTTGTAGGGGCAGCGTTATCGTCTATTGTTGGTGAAGCGGTTAGCAAATTTGAAAACGCAGGAAGCCCAGAGGCATCATCTGAAGCAGCTGCAGCAATTGATTATAAGAAAGAAACAGAAAACTTAATGCAGTTAGGAGGAGCAGCTGTAAGAGCACTAAACCCATCACAGGATTTAAAGAATGCATCTGATCTTGCTCTTGGCAACGTTGTAAATCCTCACATTGCTTTATTGTTCCAATCGGTTGGATTAAAAACATTTTCACTTAACTGGAAACTCGCCCCTGCATCTGAAGCAGAATCGATAGCTCTTAAAAACATGATATATGGAATACAAGCAAACATTCATCCAAAATATGAGGAAGGAGAGAATAACTTCTTCTTAAAATATCCAAACCAAGTTGATTTATTTTATGTTGGATCAGGCGACTTTTTACATTATTTTAAAAGAGCAGCTGTTACAGGTGGCCAGTAAGTCTTATTTTAAAAATTTTCCTATTATAGAATACAATGCTAAAATTGC